GGGCATGCCCGCCGGTTGTACTTTGCGTCTTCCCATTACCAAGCCTTCTTTGTGACGATGCGATGTACTCTTGAGGGGCTTACTTCGTAGATTTTCGCGAGCTTTCGCAGAGAACTTCGACCTCGAGCCCACCGAGCTCGCATCTCATCGACCTGCTCCTGGGTAAGCTTGGCTCTTCCATTGGCCTCCCCTCTTTGCCGGGTGGGCCAGGGGATAATATCGCGGACCTCCTTGAGGACAATGGCTCTGCCGTGGTCTGCCTGCCAATCGGTGGGTACAAAGGGTAGCGTCGATGCCAGTAGCGAGACGGCATCTATCTCTTCTTGGATGTACGCAGCGGGGTGACCTAGTCGAAACAAGGTCCTCCACCACAGACAGGACATCCACCTGGAGGCTGCGTTGAAGGCATGTACATCCAGAGGGCCCCCCTCCATAACGCAATGCTGGACCTCGCTTATCTCCAGGGCAAGCACCCCGGCGAGCTCCGAGGCGGGTGAGCCCAGGGCCGCGCAAGTGACGAGGACGGCACCTTCCGCTGTTTGGGGTACGACGTCCGCCTGAAGATATCGAGCCAGGTCCACTACCGTCTCTCTCCGTACCCCAAAGACTTCAACCAATCTATCGCGGCCCTCGAGCCATAGGAGACGGCAGACAGCCACCCTCTCTGTTCAAACCTCTCAAGCCAGAGCATCTGCTCGGGCCGGATGTCCGAGGGTTTTCCGTTGGCTCTCTTGAGCTCCAGGGCGATGCCTACATAGTTGGGCATCTCCGGCGGCCTGTCTATGATGAGGAGGTCGGGGATACCGGGGGTGACCCCCTGCGCCTTCATGGTGACGCCCCCTCGGCCAGGACGAAGGCCTCCGTTGGGGACGGAGAACGCAGCCACGCAGTTGCGGCGAAGCCAGCGAAAGAGCGCTGCCTGTTCTGCGCTCTCTAGAGGGGCGCGTCCTTTGGCCCTCTTGTCGTCGCGTAAAATCTCCAAGGGGCCTCCTAGCGGTGTATTTTTCTGGACTGGCGTCTAATCCAGTCATCGGGCCTCGAGCCTGCCCCGTGGGTCCTGCCCACCACATAGGGTGTCTTCTCCTCGAAGAGGAAGGCGACAGCGGCGTAGCGGACGGCGTCGATGCCGTGGTCCCAGACGTTGTTTTTTTGTGGTCGGTCACTGGTGGCCCCGTTGGCGAGCCTCGCCCATTTGTAATTCTCGAAGCACTTTACAATCCCCCGCCTCGGTGGGTTCTTCGCTAGGTGATCAGCAATGTAGAAGCGCGGTGGTGTATCCAGAGGTTCCAAGGCGGCCTCGATGACCTGTAGACCCGTACGGATGTCCTGGTCCTGTCGCGTCTTCATGGTGTGAACGCGCGAGGTAGGGAACTCATGCTTGAGCCACTGGTTCTCACTTTTGACTGCCCGGTCGGCTGCGATATCTGTGGGGGGTCTGCCCAGACGTTTGCATGCGGTGATGACATAGTTGCGGAGGTGGTCTCTGGGGACGTTGTCCTCGCAGAACTCGTCGAAGAGGATGACGGAGCCATCGTGCGTCTGTTGGAAGAATACAACATGGGGATGGCTGTGCCCCCAGTCGACTGCCATGGTGTACGTCGAGATTGTCGGGTCATACCTCCATGGGCGCAAATGAATACCCCGGTCGAACATGGGGAAGACCTGGCCTTCTGGGCGGAGAATCTTGGCCTCTACCTCCTGCTGCCACTGCCTCTTGGAGTAACCGGCCTTGAGGCTCTCGATGTATCCCGGAGGCAGGTGGGTGTTGTCTTTGGTGGGAGCTCGCCCCACCCACCACTGTCTTCTTAACCTCGACGCTTCTTTGTCGGGCAGGGTGTCAGCTAGGTTGCGCTGCTCCATGAACTTGCCGACCACCCCGCCGAGGCCTCGAGGGGTGGTGGTGACATGTATCTGGAGGTAGGGAGCGGTGGTATCTCGGATGCGTCCAAGGAGGGTGTCGAAGACGTACCCTGGACGTCGCATAGCCTCGGACTCGTCGATATGTACGAACGAGAACGAGAACCCGCGCAGCGAGTCGATACGGTCTGCGCTGCGTACAAAGAGCCTACCCCCGGACACTCCCTCGAAGGTAGCGGTGGAGTGCTTCCATCTCGAGAACAGGGGAAACCCGTTCTTGGCCATCTCATCAGCGAAGTTGCGGATGGTGGGGACCACGCAATGGAGGCATTGGTCGAAGGTTGGTGCGACGACGGCTGCGGACGCGCCTCGGTCTATCTCCGAGACTATGAAGAGCATGCAGGTCTCCGCCGCCGCGAAGTAGGTCTTGCCTGCCCCAATACCTCCGAGGAGCATCTTGGCGGTTATCTCCCCTTTCTCGGAGGTCCCGGCTAGGTGAGCTCTAATCTGGTGAGGCAGAGGGTTATACCCTGAGACTGCACAGAAGAAGCGCAGGAGTTCAGCCCGGTCTCCAGATTGACCGAGCTCCCTCCGCAGGTCTTCCCACCCTTTTAGTGTCGATTGTTCCATAATCCCCATCACCTTATGCTATAGATAGCGAAGGTGGTAAACCTTCAGAATGAGAGAGGTACGCGCATGGCGGTCCCTTCAGGCTTAGACCAACCTTATGCCGGGTATGATGACGACACCGTCCCTGGTGGGTCTACGTGGCGTGACAACTCTGAGATTCTGTTCAAGATGTACTCTCGGAGTACTGAGGACGCTCAGGACCAGCAGCAGAAGCTATATCCGAACAACTACCAGAGCCACGTGCCCCGCACGGTGCCTTGGGTCTGGAAGGTTGCTCGCGAGCTCGGAGGTTCTCTATATCTCAGGGAGCCTAGCCGTGACTTCTTCTTTCGTCGCGATGACGAGGGAGGGGTTAGGGGAGATGCTCTGCCTGACAGCACCACCAACCTGATTGACCGCATCTACAAAGGCGCGGACGTCAACTCCTGGATGAAGTACTGCCACGAGTTGATGATTGCCACGGGCAACGCCGCCATCTTTGTGCTTCCCCTTCGTTCGGTATTGGGAGTTCGTCTCGTCTGTCCTCCCATCCATGAGGTGGAGATAGCCCTGGACGACCCGTTCTCTACCAGCGAGCTGGACCTATCGAAGGCTTGGTTCCGGGTGCCTTTGGGTCGCGACCCAGAGATGAACATGACGGTCTACGGTGTCGCCGAGATTACGCGCGAGACCGCTGTCTGGGCGAACGGTCCTCTCGAGGGTCAGGGTCTCTTTGAAGAAGACGGCTCGAACCCGTTGGGGGAGATTCCCCTTATCCAGCTCCGCAGGTCCCCCGCTCAGCCGGGCAGGTGGTTCTCCGCTGAGCCCCAGGACCTGTTGGACGCGCAGCGTGCGTTGAATCATGACTTCACGGACTTGGGCACCATCAGCAGGCTCCAGGGCTTTGCCCAGGGGTACATCAAGGGGATGAGCGCTGAGCAGGTTGGTGACCTGAAGGGGTTGGGGCCGAACTCATTTGTGGGCTTGTGGGAGGACAGCGAGCTGGGCTTCGCCTCCCCGTCGCCTGACCTGAAGGGCTATCTCGACCAAGTCGAGAGTTATGTGAAGACGGTGACCAGCGTCAACAGCCTGAATCCGGCGACGTTGATGAACAAGAGCGCTGGAGCCACAGCGCTGGCAAAGTTGGTTGAGCTCCAGGACCGTGAGGTTGAGCGCGCTCGCCACGAGGTCCAGTTCCAGCGGGCTGAGCAGCGTTTGTATCGTTTGGTGTCGAAGTGGGTGAACTACCTGCGTGGACAGCCGAACCTTCTTCCGTCGGCGGACGTATGGATGACATATCGTCACGCAGAGCCGCCGACCGACCCTCTCCACAGCGCCCAGAGCAGCGAGCTCCGTATCCGTATGGGTCTCTCGAGCGCGGTGAGTGAAATCATGCGTCAGGAGGGTCTTACTCGCGAGGAGGCTCGGCGTAAGGTCGAGGACAACCTCCAGGAGACGAAGGAGCTAACACCTAACATCTTGGGAGAGCTGATCGTTGTTGATACCCAAGATAAAGCTTGAGTACACCGCTACAAGCTACATAAACAAAGGGGCTTTGAAGCTTTCTCAGCCCTTACTAGCCCTTACTGCCCTGACGGTAGAGGACATTCGGTCGCGTGTCCTTAACACAGGTATTAGTGCTACGGGCAACCGGTTCACTAGGTATGCTCCGAGCACTATCAAGACACGTAAGCGCTTAGGCCTTCAGACTGCTTTCAAGGACTTCAATCGCTCTGGTACGATGTGGAACTCTTTGAAGGTCAAGCTCCAGACGCCTGCTAAGGTCACGTCTGCTTTCACAGGTAGAGCCGCTCACGGGAAAGTGAAAGGCAAGAGGCGAAAGCCGGGACCTAAAGGGGGCACGGTCACCTTCAGGAAGCTCACAAACAACCGGCTCGCCCGTATTCTTAATCACAGGGAGCGCGTCTCCATCATGAACGGCAGGCTCGCCGAGCTAGAGGAGCACCTGCCTTTGTTCGGTGATTACCTTACTGGAGAGGTGCTGACCGCCGTGGGTTTGCAGGAGCAGGCCTTCCAGGTGCAGAAGAAGGTTAGGTCTGCTAGGCGTAAAGTGCAGCGAGCATTGAAACTTCGGAGAATACACGGTATTCCTTCTGCGACGGCTTATAGAAAGAAGAAAGCGGTCAGGCGCAGCCGGCGTAAATTTGACTTGCGCAAGCTTCTCGCCCCTAAAGGACAGCTACCCGGTGAGAAGAAGATTTACCTGAACACCTTTGGATAGGAGTTGGGCATGCCCGGCAAGAAAACCAAAAAGAAGGCCCCCGCTGCTCCTCGCGAGTTCGGACACGTTGTCCGGCGGTTGCGTGTTGACAGCAAGGAGGCGGCAGACGCTATGGTCGCCGCTGGAGCTCGGTGCTTCCGTGAGGATGAGCTGGGCTTCCACCTGGAGATGGACGAAGTTGCCCAAAAGGCGTGTGAGGCTCTCAATGTTTAAGAAGCTTGATGAGAAGAAGGTCACTAAGAAGGCCTCATCAAAACCTAAAGCCAAGGCTAAGCCTAAAGCCAAGGTGTTCCCTTCCAACCCTACTCGCGTGTATGGGGCAACGGTGTTCTCCAAGACCGTGAGCAAGGACGAGGCTGCTGCGCTGATCAGTGAGCACGGCTTCCGTCTGTTCTCTGTGTCGGACGCGGGATACTACGTCCATGCAGACGCCATCGCTTACAGGTCCTACAAGGGTGACGCATGAGCGACGTTAAGATTGCAGGCGCACCTGCGGATAAGCAGGAGGAGATCCAGGCCCAAGCTGCTGCGGAGGCTCAACAGAGGGCAGAGGCAGCCGCAGCTGAACAGGCTGCTCAGGCCCAGGCCGCGAAGCTCCAGGCCCAAGAGGCTCGGCGAGCAGAGGAGCTGGCGCGTCAACAGCGGGAACTCGCACCCAAGACCGTGGTCCCTGCGGAGCCAGAGAAGCACGCCAACAGCCGCGCTGCTCTGGAAGAGGCGGCTGCGCTGCGCGAGATGGCAGAGAAAGAGCGGGACCGTCTTCGTGAGCTTGGTAACGAGTATGACGCGCGCCTTCGCCGAGAGCGCAATAGGGACCGTATTCAGGCCCTTCGCACCATGGGCGCGTTGGGCTCTTTGACCGATGAGCAGTTGCTTGCCATCACCCCCGACGCGGACCCTCACACCGCTGGTGGAAAGGCGCAATTGGCGGAGTGGCGCGAGCGTAACGAGGGTCTATTTGTCTCCCAAGAGGGGCCTAAAATCCCGACTCCTGCTGACTTGATGGAGGGGTTGACTACACAGAAGTCTGCCTCTGGTCTTTATGACGAGAAGTTTCTTGCAAGGATGCTTCGTGAAAACCTTGGGGGTAACTAATGCCTGCGAAGAAGAAGACAACGAAGCCCGACGCCGCCGCGAGCGGACTGGCAACGCCGAGCGGTGATGCTTTTGACTTTGAGGCGGCGCGCGCCAAGAGCGTGATGGCTTCAAACCGGATGATCGAGTTGGTGGAGACATCTGAGAGGATGTCCGTTGGCACATGGTACTTCCAGAACGGTTGGCCCGACGAGCGCCTGAAGAAGTGGCACTTTATCCGCTGCGGAACGCTTCGGGCCGAGGCTTCTTTGGCTCTCGCCTCTCGGCTTCGTCAGTTTGGCTATCAGCCTGCCCCCAAGGGAATCAGGTGTGTTGGCTTTGAGAAGGAGGGGGAGAACATGTTGGTCATGTGCGCTCCTCCTGCTGTTCGTATGAACATGCGCCGCATCAAGGCGATGGAGAAGCAGAAGATTGGCAAGACCTTGCAGGACTCATTCGGTGCCGTTCAGGCTGCGGTGGGGACGCACGGTCAGGTTCATGTTGTTGGTGGGTCCGGGAAGGGCAGTGAGGGAGACTTCCGTAACGCTATTCGCGGCGCGAATGTCATCAGCTAATAAACCCTGATCACTCGCGCAGGACACTTCAACGTTTTGATATATGATGAGCGTCGAAGCCTGACCAAAAAATAACATCCAGGCACCAATACATGGGAGGCCCCGGTGGCTCTAAGTACTGATAATGTAAAGGCTATTGCCGTCCGCAACTTCTTTGAAGGCATGCTCCAGGCTGATGATTCTGTCATCACCAAGGTCATGACCTACCACAACGAGGACGTCGCAAGCCTCCGTCTTGCTGCCTTGACGGGTATCCCTGACCCCGGCACTTGGCCCTCGGGAGATGACCTCACGGTTGCCACTGTGGACTCCACGGGTGCGAACACCATGCAGTACGACGCCTATGGAGTGAGCGTCGAACTGAACCCTATGGACATCCGAGACATTCCAGGCCTTATCAACAAGGCTGCCAAGAAGCTCGGTCGTTCGGTGACCTCGAAGCGCGCCAACCTGGCGTTCTCCAGCATCGCGGCTGTCTTCACTGAGACCATCGCGGACACCCACCCGGTGTGCTCGGGTAATCACACGATGACGTCGGGCACGCGGTCTAACAAGGGGTCTACAAATCTCGACATGGCTGCGTTCCAGGTTGCCATCACGGCGATTCGCGGGTGGCAGAACTACCAGACGCAAATCATGGACTGGGCAGATCAGCCCAAATTCCTCATTGTGCCTCCTGCTCTCGAGGAGACTGCGCGTCAGATTCTGGGCTCGCCTTATCAGTTGACTACTGTCGACACGTCGGGAGCGCCCGCTCAGGGTCTCATCAACACGTCGGGTCTGTACAACACCCAGATTGTGATCAACCCATACGCCTCCGACGACAACGACTGGATTCTGGTGGCGGACCCGTCCTTCGGCAATCCTCTCAACTTCTGGGACCGTGCTCCTGTGAAGTTCGAGGCCTTGGTCCAGGACCAGGACAGCTTGAAGACCAAGCTCCGCGTCACCTGGGCCTCCAAGGCGCAGTCCGGCCCGCAGCCCGACGGCATCTGGGGCGCTAGCGTCGGTTAGGAGGCAACAATGCCTGCCCTCGAGCTAGTTGAGGACAAAGCGGCGTCGGTTAGTTACTTTCCGACGTCGCTGTCCTCGCGACCTTCGTCCGCCACTCTTATCTTCAAAGAGCCGGGTGGTGGAACGAAGGAGACGCCTTCCGTAACTGTCGCGACTATCGGGTCCGGTGGTTATGCGTCGGTGTCCTCGGTGACATCTCAGGTCGTCGTTGTCGTAGATGACGCGACGGGGTTTGTCCCCGGAGAGCAGGTATGGGTCGAGACTGCCGATGGCTGGAAGGGTCCAGCTATGGTCGACGAGGTGGAGGGTACAACCATCACCTTCGAGAGCGCTCCTCCGGGCACCTTGACGGACGCGGCGAAGATTTATGGTCTAGGCTTAGACGCGACCCTCACAGCGGCCTCCACTACGGACAGAGGTAAGTTCTACCGGCTCGAGTGGACGATTACGAGCGCGGACTCCTCGGTGTCTGTGCTTCGTGAGGTAGCTCACGTTGTCCGTACTCAGTTTGCCGACCCGATTGACCCTGCGGGCACCGAGGTCAAGCGCTACGTCGCGGCCAACTGGCCGGGCATGGCTCAGTCCAAGACTGCAGGTTGGTTCCGGGGCATCGCCTATAGAGCCAACGCTCGGGTACGCACTCTTATCCAGTCTAATGGGGACTTCCCCTACCTTATCGGCTCACCTGACATCTTCGTCGACTCTGGCGCTGGACTGAGTGCCGTTCGGATTGAGCTCGCGCACCAAAACCTCGTCCCTGGCGATTACGAGATTGCATCCTATGTCGAGCTCACCACCGGAGAGTTGCTCCGGGCAGTCCGAGAAGCGATGGCGAATACCTACGTGGATAGGGGCGATACAGACTCTGTCGACGCTGGTGACGTGCGCCAGTTGGCTATCATCCCCTCCGGTAGAACATGAGAGCGAGCGCGGTAAAGACCGCTATCGTTGACTCTCTCGAGGCTATTACGGTGGACTCCAACGTCGGTGGAGAGTCCTTCACCTACGTCGACCTGGGCGGAAGGGAGCCGGGTGCCTTGAGCGAGAGAGCCTTTGAGGTAGAACTCACTGCGGTAGCCCCCACGATTCTGATCACGGAGAGTGCGCAGATTGTATCTTTCTTGGTCACTATCTACTACGCGAGCTACCCTCAAGTTGAGGACAGAATCGCAGACGACGCTGAGCGCGTTGTAAAGAAGCTATATCGGCTGTTTGAACAGAATGGAGACATCTTCAAGACGGACTTCGAGGAAGTATCGGTCTCTCCATCAGGAATCATGGAGGGGATGCTCGAAGCGGCTGTCCCCCTAGCTGTCACCTATAGAAGAACTGGAGTCTAGACATGGGAATCCCAACAACGCTTGGACGCTTTGCCGTAAAAGAGCAAGCCTCTGGATGGGGCACGCCTGAGACCTCGTTCGCCAACGCGAACTACCTCGAGGCTCAGATTATGGTGCCGACCCCCGGTCAGGCTTCGGTCCAGGCTGATGTCATGCGGGCGAGTTGGTTCGCCACAACCCGCGTCGACGGCGGGAAGGGCCCGACGGAGCTGTCGCTGACGATGCCTCTGCATGGGTTCTCTACGGCTGCCCCTACGGGCGACCCTACAGAGCACCCGGACTCCCTTCTTCTTCGCTCGGTCCTCGGCGCAAACGTCGCCGCTGCGTATGCAACGGACCTCACTGGGGGGGCTGCTGGCACCGCGACGGTGACTACGGCAGACAACTACGTTGGATGTGCTGTGTTGGCTCCTATGGACTCGACGTCTCCTACGGAGTACTCCGCCGGCTGGATTAAGGACCGGGACACCAACGAATACACCATGCAACGCAACTGGGCTCTGACCTCTGCTGGAGGGGCGCAGACGCCTTCTACCTCTGTGACTACGCTCTACGGGTCCAACGTGGTCTACCTGACGAACACCCAGCCCACTCCTTTCACTCTGGAGTGGCTGGGTTCTACGGCTAACGTCAAGTTCCGGTTCTCGGACTGCGTGGTCACCAGTGCAACCATCAACCTCAACGCTCGAGAGCAGCCGCAGTTGGCGGTCACCATCCGCTCGGCGAACTGGGCAAACGTCGGGTCAGGCGGAGCTCCCTCCGCAGAGGCCCTTACTAACCGTCCTCAGATGCCGGTTGTCCTTAGTGACAACGGAGCGCGCGTGGTTAGCTCGCAGGGTGAGCAGAAGGCGGGAAGCGCGACCATTACGATGACCGCAGAGGTCGCGGATGAGCTGAACTACGATGCTCCTCAAGGCATCTCCAAGTTCGTCGTTCTCAAGCGTAACGTCGAAGTGTCTATGGTTGCGCCTGCGATGTCGGACGCTACCAGCAATGACGTGCTTGCAAACCCTGGAAGCCTCCTCACCCCAGGTGCCGACGCGGGTGCTGTCCAGCTCGACGCGGGAACTACTCCAGGTCGCGCGTTTTCGGCCCTTATCCCCTCCGGTCAGGTCAAGGAGCTCCAGGCTCTTGGTGACAACAACTCACTTGTGAGTATCACCACTGTGCTGGAATGTGCTATCTACTCGGGAGACACGGCAACTACGGGTGCTCTTGGCTCTGTCGCCAACACCCCGTTCCGTGTCGCTTTCTTGTAGGCACATACGAATGGGGATTCATGGCACTGGGACTAATCAAGACAACGGAGCAGGCCGCGCTGGTATGTAAATCCGACCCGGCTATCGGTGAGGAAACTGACGAATGGGTCGAGGTTTCAAAGGCGAAGGGAGCGAAGAAGAAGGGAGCTACAATCGTGGTTGTACGCGCCCTGAACGACCGGGAGCTCATGCGATGCTCCGGGACGTTTCGCTCCATCAACTACGACTCTGTAGACGAAGCTTCGACTCTTCAGCTCGCGGAGGCTATGGAAAACGTGATCTCCGCAGCCTTCATCCGATGCGAAGAGGGCAAGGAGGTCTGCGAGGAAGTAGACGTCGTCCTTCAATCCATCAAGCTCGGACCTCTTTTGGCTCTGGGCTCGTGGGTACTCGCTGCTTCCGGGATGGGCGCGGACCCCACCTAAGCGAGCACGTCCGTGTAGCTGCGTGGCTAGACGTTCTCGCTGAAGCACATGGTCTCAAGTGCGCCTCTGGCGATTCAAGCGCTTGCAAGGGTCGCTGCGAGCACCGTGCGGGCTTCTATCTGGGTCGTCCTTGGGAAAGGTGTCCCGTCGCTGCGTTGAATGACAACGCACGCGTTCGGTACGTCCTGACCCTCGAGCATCATTCTCGTCTCTCGCCTCTGTCGGGGTGGCCGGACGAGTACGCTGCGTGGGTGCCGGGCATATGGTCTGCGTTGGTGCAGGCTCGGTCTCAGCGACAGACACATAAAGTGAAGGGGTAAGAGATGGCACAGGCAGCAAGTTTTAGTGTCATCCTGGAGGCTCAGAACAACCTCAAGGCTGTCTTGAATCAAGCCAACGGGATGATTCGACAGTCTACCGACGAGCTGAAGAAAGCCTCTGCGGCCCAGTCCAAGATGGGCAGCATCATCGACGATGTTAAGGCCAAGGTCTTCTCTTTTAGGGGAGGTCTGGTTGCTTTAGGGAGTGCAGCCGTTGCTGCATCCAAGCCTCTCTTTGACTTCGCCATGCAGGGTGCAAAGCTCGCTGATCAGCTGGACTTTGTTAGCGCTCGTGTAGGCAACATGGACCAGTTGATGGCGCAGGCCCGCGAAGCTACGGGCGGCATGGTTGATGACGCTCAGCTAGCGAAGGGCATCGCCTTGATGGACTCCTTCGGGCTGGAGCTCGATAAGATGCCCGAACTGTACGAGCAGGCAGCGAAGGCTTCTCTGCGTACAGGCGACAGCATGGACATACTGCTCGACAGTGCTGTCCGTGGTATCGCACGCCTGAGTCCGCGCATCATCGACAATATGGGCATCCAGGTTGAGCTGTCGGAGGCTACGCAGGTCGCTGCGGACATGTTCGGCATTGAGGCGGATGCTGTTGACGAGACCCAGAAGAAAGCAGGTCTCTTATCTGTGGTCTTGCGCGAACTGGGTAAGCTCAACCGGGACGTGGACCTTAATAAGTCACGCGTAGCCTCTTTGAAGTCCGTGTCGACGGCGTTCACTAACTTCAAGAACACCTTAGCAAAAGACTGGGCGGACTTATTCACATCCACGGGCGATAGGCTTGAAGAGTTTGCCCATCAAAGCAAGGTCGCACTCAATAAGGCCGATGACGCCTGGGCGAGGACTGAGGACAATATTCGTAAACGGATAGCGAATATTGGGACCATCATGGATTCCTCCGCAAAGCTTAACCTCACTGTTTTCCGAGAGCAGGCTCTTGTTCAAGAAGAGATGGCAGCTCGGAGGGAGTTGGAGGCTGAGCAACTAGCTCGCGCAGGCATGCTTGAGGCAAAGATTAACACGGAGCTCATCAATCAGCGTGTGCTCATGCTTGAGAAGGGCAAGTGGAGACTCTTTGACCAAGAGCAGCTCGAAAAGGTAACGAAGCGGATTACCCTCCAGGAGGAAGAGCGGAACAGGAAGGAGACGGCTGCCCTGAAGGCTCGTTTCCAGGCGCGCAGGCTAGAGGAGCAGGAGAGAAGCAAGGCTGATCGAGCCCGCATCAAAGACATGACTGAGATGACTCGCATCGCCATGGGCGAGAGTCAGGCTCAGATTAACTTGGAGAACCAGAAAGAACTGGTGAACAAGTTAAGGAAGGAGGGCAAAGGGCTAGAGGACGGTACTCTCGCAGCTGCGGAGAATCTGTTAGTCAAGTACGGTCAGATCGTCGACAAGCAGAACGAGCGCAAAGGTGCTTCTCGCAGCATCAAAAAGAGCGAGGAAGACAACACCCAAGAGCTCTTAGCCCAGATAGAAGCACTCGAGCGAAAGAACAAGCTGGCTGCGGAGGGTGATCCTCGGAGGAAGGCGGAGCTCAAGTCGGGTTTCGCCTTACTGGACATGCTCAAGGAGGCGGAGAAGTTCGAGGAGAAGGGTCTTGATGCGCAGTTCTTGAAGGCGAAGTTCACCGCTCTGGAACTTCAGCACAAACAAGACATTGCCAACATCGACGCGGATGACGCGGAGGCTAGGTTCCGTGTCAGAATGGCTCAACACGAGGTAGACCTGCTCCAGGAGATCACAGAAGAGGACCATATCCGGCTGGAATTGCAGGCGCAGATTGCGGAAATTAATCACACTACGTTGGCGGGCGAAGAGCGTAGGCTTCTGATCAAAGCCGCTGAAATAGACGCGACTACTCAGCTGCGCGACCTCGAGCAAGAGCGGCTTGAGGCAAACATGGCTACCCTTGGGGAGGGCGTTGGAGAGGCCTTTGATAAAGGCTCGCGATTGCTCAAGGATATGGATAAGGACTTGAAGGCACTCAATCGGGAGGAGCGCTTCACAAACGTCATTGAGGGCTTCCAGGGGATTAGCGCCGCCCTCCCCAAGGCGGCAGAGGCCTTCTCCGCCCTTGGAGATTCCTCCTTATCCGCAGGAGATAAGGTGGCGGGAGGCATAGCGGCAGGCTTGGGCGCAATCGGCCCCTCCGTGGCGGGCTTCGTAAACGGGACCCGTGAAAAGGCAGCTATCATGGCTGCGTTTGAGTTGGCTATGGGGTTTGCGACTATCATGACGCCTTGGGAGTCCGCAGCTCACTTCGCCGCTGCTGCAATGTTTGGCGTTATAGCAGGCACGGCAGCAAGCATGCCTACTACTGCGGTGGCTGAAGAGGAGACGCCAGGCGCAGGCGACTTAATCACTCCCGCAGCTGAGCGCCCTCGAGAAGACGCCCCCGCGAGTTTCACCATCAACCTCGGGCCGGGCACAATCTTCGGGCTCCCCCAGGAGATGGGGGCGCAAATCGCCGAGCGCATCAACTCGATGTCAGGTTCCGGCTTCGAGGAGTCCACTGCGTTCTAATGGCGAACAACTACTATAGCCTTCTGGCGAAGGTAACGGACGGTTGGACCGGAACCCTCACCGTGACCGTAGGGTCCGTTGTAGCTACGGTTACTCCGCGCCCTCGGACATCTGCTCTGAGGGTTCTCGAGCGCATGGTCTATGAAGCCCGTCGCGTCCACGGAGCGTCTTTCGTGGCGTATGTGGTCTCTGCATTTGGGAGTCCTAAGTTTTATGTGGAGATGCCCTCAACCTTCTCTATTGCTGCCACAGGCACTACCGACAACAAGACAGGCCTTACGTCGAACCAAAGCGGGGCGAGCTCCTACACCTTCCCTGACATTATCTCATCTGCGCTGCTGCCTGCATACGGGGCAAAGCTCATGACGCCCGTCGTCAAGTTAGACCGCGGGTCTTCCCTTCTCGCAGGAGGTCTGGGGTTCGCCAAAGGCTACGCAAACGTAATGGGGCGCCTTAACCTGTATGACACCTTGGCGAATAGCTCCACGTTCGCAGACACCTTGGCGGATGGAGGTACATTCGACGTGGGCATCATGCGGACGGACGACTCTACGGACATCATGAGCGTGGAGCGTGTCCGTATTCGAACTTCGTCTGTCCGGCGGTGGGGTAGGCTGGGCTCTTCCGGCACGGTAACCTGTTCTGTCCAGGGGGTGTCTGAATGAGCGCCCTGAATGAGTGGCCGACGCCGTCAGCGTGGCTCTATGGATTCATCGACACGAGCGTCCCTGGATACAGGAAGATGTCTCTAGGCTCCTCCACATATGACTACCAGATTAGTGACGGATACTACTCCTTTCCTTCGCTGATTACGCAGCTGAACACTCAACTGACTACAGACTACGGGTCAGTGGGCACCGCAACTACAGACTCCTTGGGCAGAGTGGTAATTACAGAGAGCGTCGGCGGCGAGACTGAGTGGGTAGACAGGCTAGGTTGGTTGCTGGGCTTTAATGTGAAGCCGGGAGATAAAGAGGGCGTACCTGGAGGACCTTCTGTAACGTCTACCAGTGAGAGACCACCCCCCGCAGCTATCCCTCTCATGTCTGTTAGCTGGGAGCGTATCGACCGAGCTATTGAGACGACCATTGCCGTGGATAGACACCAGAGAGGGCATGGTTACGTCTTCGGCGACAATGACCTCATGCGGTTTAAGCTTCTTCTGCATGTCCAGGCTCTCCGGTCCCTGCGAGAGGGTTGGTGCTTGTCTGGGCAAGTAATCATCTCGACGAAGAGCCCCTCGGCGTTCTCGACCGACAGTGCTTGGTCGACATCTAATACGGACGGGTATATCCAGGGATACGTGGTAGGTATGGAGAGAGGCCGATGGGTGGACGATACCCGCACCCTGTGGCAGACAGACCTCATCATCTCCAAGGCGTAGACGATGGCATCGACGTTCAGCACCCTAATAAAGCGCGGCTACGGGACTATATACGCTGTTCGTATTGAAGGCATCCCCTACACCTTCCATGAAGGTCCCACCCCTTATCGAGTAGATGCGGAGTCCTTTCCGAGCGCAGGCACGGGATACACGTCGTCGGCGTCTTTCATGGTCCTCAAGGACATGACCATCGACCAGGAGATTGACCGTCACAGCTCCATCGCTCGAGGCAAGGCGCTTACCATCAATCTAGCGTGGTCGGTCATGGAGTCTGAGGACATCCTGGACAAGCTGTTCCGCCGCCCTGCTTATCACACCACCCTCACGGCAGATGTCGCGGCGGCGGACACTACCATCAACGTAGAGAGCACCGCTGACTTCCCTTCTTCGGGGACGTTCTATATTGGACGTGAACTCGTAACATATACAGGCACTACGGCGACGTCTTTCACGGGGTGTACTCGAGGGTATCTAGGCTACAAGTACCGGTTCCGCAAAGACGACCCAGGCTCTCACGGGATGATTACGCCGACGCCCTTGTCTTGGAAGGGCCGGTTCATCACCATCTACGAGCACCTAGTCTCACCGGAAGGTCGCATACTGGACAGCACCTTCTGCACAGGTTCGTACCAGCGCGAGCTCTGGAAGGGGTATATCAACGCTCCTCCGGTGCCTAATGCGTTTGGTATGACCTTGTCTGCTTTCCCCCTCGTCCGCCTGGCAGGGCAGGAGCTCGGCTCTACGCTTCAGGCGACTACGATTGGGGCGTCTGCGTCTACAATCCAAGAGAGCGGCGTCATTGGGAGTATCTGGGACTACCCGGTCTACGTGGAGGAGGGTGCCTCGGTCGGGTGGATTGTAAGTCGCACTACGGAATGGGGGTCTGGCGGTACGGAATCGAAGATAGGGGGGTGGTTCCCTACAGTAGAGACGGGAGCGGTGGCGGCCGACTGGCCTAAGATACCTCCCGGAGTGATGACCATACGGACTTTTACCCAGGCGATGCTTGATGATGTGATGGAGAATCTCATCCCGTACGACCCTGCGGCGCCGGAGTACAACATCGTCGGCCTGCATATTATGGAGGACAGCAGCGTCATTGACGGCTTAGCTCCAGGGAAGCTGGTGATTGGTTTTCAGGTCAGCTATTACCATTCTATGCTGAGTCTTTCCGACTACCTGATTTATGATGTTGCTCTTCAACCCAACTCCGGCGTGTACTGGCTACAGTCAGGCAATCATAAACTCCAGGACGAGGTCTTCGATGTCGACGATGACGTCGCACAGTATATAGACCTCCCTACGGGGCTATATAAGAACACTCAGTACTTGGCGGTTACTGACGTGGTGGGGAACAGCGCGATTGATTACACGCTGGATGACACAGGGGTGGGGATATGGGACGCCGGAGGCAATAGCGGACTGATAGAGTGGAGCGAGAAGTATACCCAGGACTACCTAGGTAATTCCTTTTCTCCAATCGCTTTGTTACGCGTCAAGCAGAAGATGATAGGCGCGCAGTACGCTACTGTAGAGCAGCTCCCCCCGGACATTGCCCAGAACGGCACTTTGGATGTCGTCGCGGGCGTTGAGGGTAGCTTAGATAACGCCGCGCGGACGCTCCTGCAATCGTCAGGGACAACAGGTCTTAGGGGTACTTATGACACGTTGGGGTTGGGTTTCGGCTTAGGTATTCCGGAAGGTTTTATGGACCTGAACGGCACGGGAGGGTCTCTCATAACGAATGAAGTACTCCCTCTCTTCGCTTTAGGTCGCTCTTCATGGGGACAACTGTTCTCCGGTTGGTATGCAATCTCTGGGGTGTGCCTGGTCCAACGACTGGACGAGACAGACGGTGTCATCAAGCTCATGAAGGTACATACCTCCCCTGCGGAGGTTATATCCACAGATGGTAAGTCCTTCCTTGGAGTAGAGCTCGCTAAGTCCGATGTCGTCGTCGGGGGTACTCAAGTCCCCAAGCTCGTTGTTGCGCCTAACCAAATCGTGGTGGATACCACAGTGGGTCCTTATGAGAGCGCGGATTACACCTACAACGCCGTCGGCCGCATCCAGTCGGAGGGTGCAACCTCTATTAGCTTAGGTATTCCCGGAGGTCGTCCGGATATCATCGCAGCGGCTGTTGTGTCGCTTATGTCTCGAGGGCTGGGTCAATCCATCATCCAGTTCAAGGTTGCCCCTTGGGTGGAGGTGCAATTAGGCGACCCCGTGTCTGTTACGGTGGGGCACCCAGTGCTCTTCGACTGGAGCGACGGGACGCGCCAGCCCAGTAACCTCCCCGGTCGGGTTGTAGGCACGTCCTACAAGATGAAGTCGGGAGAACGCACTGTGACCCTCCTCTTGGACGGTCTCTTGGAGCCCGGGTTCTGGCTGTGCCCTACCCAGTTGGTGACAAACATCTCTGGAGACGACGTTACGGTATCTGACGGCTCCTGGTTTAGGTCTGGAGAGACCGTGAGGTTCTACAACGAAGGCAACGAGGCAAGTGAAGACGTGTCCATTGTGGCGACGACTGTCTCGGGCAATGTCCTGACTCTCGCCTCCACTCCCCCCTCTTGGTTCAATACGACTACAACGTATGCGACGTATCCTATCTACACCAGCGGGTCGACGGAGCAGACCGCTGCGTTCATGTATGACAAAACAACCAAGAAGTGGCGCTAGATGGCATATACACCTATAGACAACGGCTCTTTTGTGCCCGGAACGCTTGGCAGCGCGGCTGTCTGGAACTCCTTAATAGGTAACGACGCGGCCTTGTATGCCGAGGCAGTCCCGGTGTATGCAGGCTCCTGTAACACGTTCTCAACCACGGCAACGTCGGCTACTGCTGTCGCTTATTTCGCTCTTCCCGCTAACCGGGACGATAACACCTTCTCCATAACCTTCGTGTACGGGCAGACGGGCTCTTCGGGCACGGTGACCTTTGAATTGCATGACGGTTCCGCCACCGATTCCGCTACTACTACGGTGACGGCGGCATCTGGAAGCGGCGTGGTTAGTCTAACTCCGAGCTCCACGAGCGCATCTGACACGCCTCGGTGGGGTGTACTGAAGATGCACACTACTTCAGGTCAGACCTTCAGTCTCTCTAGCTGGGTAGTATACTTGGTCCCTTCTGCGGCTGCTGCCGGGGTTCTTGCTAGCAGCTACGCGAGTGTGAGCACCACATGGTCGGTGCCCAACGCTCCCATCCCGTCTAAAGTGATGGCGACTCTAGAGAACAACCCTAAGTGGATTGCTCGAGACAGGCCCAATGCCCTCTATTCCTATATAGCTCCTATCACTACAGTCAGAGAGGGCGTCTACACTAACTCAACGGACTACGTCACAACACTTCGTCCCTTCTTCTGCAAACAACAGCACACAACCAAGAAGTACCGGATGTGGTGTTATGTGGAGAGGGACGGCACAGCCAAGGCTAACGTTCTGATGGTGATAGGGGGACAGAATGTCTACGTGCTGGACGATTATGGGGTAATGACAACGACGTTCGAGGCCTCTGGGAGCACGATGAACGCGATGAGCTACGCAAACACCATATCCATTCGAGTATCTTCGGGCTCGGGGTATGTGTCTCTCAAGACGTTGCAGGTTATCGAGGAGCCCTACTAATGGGATTGAAAGCCCCCAATTACACGCCTTTACTGCCCTTCTCGGGCGCCAAGGCATACGTGGACCCGGTTCCCGCGAACGCGTCCTTCCCTGCCGCTGCGGACGCAACTCAGCATGCCTTGGCTACAGCGGGGCACCATTACGGAGCGTCCGTCGGCATGTACTTGACTGCCGGCACCTATAAGGTGTTTTGTCCCGTACCGCCCTCTGTGGTGTATATGCAGGTCACGCTACTTATGCAGGGGGACGCGACGGTGACGGTCAATAGTTCGTCGACGGGCACCGTCAAGAGTTGGACATCGGGAGGTAACGCGGATTCCGTGTTCTCGACGTACCCCATGAAGACCAGCGGACTGCCCGGAGACAGCGTCAATAGCCCACTGAAGGTGCGGAGCTCGGCTGCGTGGACGTGGGCGTTGGACATCGTGACCATTGTCCTTACGGGGGCCGGGACCATCCATGCTGTTGGTTTCGAGCCCGTATGGGAAGCTCAATCAACCTGATCACTCGACGACCCCCTCACCTCACCTCTCCGCTAAGGTATCATCATGCAGAAGAAGAGTTTTACAGGCATCGCCGCAGACAAAGACCTCGACGAGACTGCCCTCGGGTATAATCCGGGCGACTACGACTATCACTACATTCAAGTACTGGGGTCGACGTCTGAGACGTGGTTGGTCAAGGCTAAAGCAGAGGGCGGGAGCACCTTTGTCGCGATGGCGTCCCTGCCCTCCCAGACTATCCCCGCAGGTAGTTGCATTGCCGTTACCCCTGAGCACATCGGCGGCATCGAGGCGTTACAGGTGGCCTTCTCGGGGAGCGTTACCGGCATGGTCATCCTCGTTGCCAGCATGAACCGTCCGGGTCTGGGCGTACGGTGATACATGCTCGAGGCTTTGGTCCCGCTTATTCGCCGAGGGCTTCGTACCCCCGGAGCGAAAGACGCACTGGTGTCTTTGGTTCAGAGTTATCTCGACCAGGACATCGTCGAGCACGGCTCCAACAAGGGACCGATGGTCGAGTTCTTTCAGGTCGATGGGGGCGGAAGCGGCAAACCCGCGCCCTGGTGCGCCCTCTTCGTAAGCAGTTGTCTAAGAACACTCAGCCGCTGCGGGTTCCAGGTCCGTAATCCGGGACCTACCGGCAGGGCTGTCGCCTTTTGGCAACGGGCAGCGGAAGACCAGCTCATCGAGCCCGACGACATCTTCGACCTGAAGGACCCTCGAGGACTCGTGTTCGTCCGAACCCGTATGTCCAGAGACGTCAAGGACCGGCAGCGAGCTCGGGAAGGGATGTCCGTCCAAGGACACACCGGGATTGTGACCCGTGTTGAAGGAGAGCCTCACTTCAAGGTCTACGCCATCGCTGGAAATTCCAGCGGGCGCGGACATGCCAGCGGGACGGGTGCGGTCGCGCCAGAGGTCATCCGAAAGGGAACAGCAGCCTGGGACCGCCTTGTCGGTTTTGTGAGGGTAGTATCATGAGGTGGATTCAGACATGGGCCAAGAACCACATAGGTGTCGTTGCGGCATGGCTGGGAATGGGCGCTACCCTGCTTATCTCCGTAGGTTCTCACTGGACGCTCGCCCAGGTTAATCAGTCGCGGACGGAGGCCCACCTGACCCGTCTCGACGAAAAAGTTGAAGAGCACGAAGAGGCAATCGTTGTCCTTCGTAGCGACGTGCGGAGTATCTCCGAGAGTCAACGTCGCGCTATTGAAGTGATCGAGCGAACAGACCGAGGTCTACGCTCTCTAGAACAAGTAACAGCCGAACTACGAGCGCTGCTGACAGCGCATCGAGGCAGTAAATGAAGAAAATGCACACGAAACTCGCGGACCCAGCAGAGGTCGGCACTTGGCTATCGGGCGTCATTGCCCTTCTCATGCACTACGCAGGAAGCTATGAGCTCCCTCCAGAGGCTCTGGGCGCAATGCTCACCGCTGCGGTGCTTCCTATCGCGATGGGGGCTATCCGGCTTGTCAGTCGGGTCCTCTCTCAGCTCCCTGACGATAATCCCCCGTCGGGCGAGGAAGGATTCGCCTCCGTCGCGTTTCTCCCGTTTGTGGTTGTTCTGGCGGTTATACTCATGATGGCGCTTGAGGGGTGCGGAGCTAACTACCACCTGGACAAAGGTGGATGGACGCTCGAGAAGGCTGATTGTGGCACCCAGCTCACTGTCTACGGTGATGGGGACCCCGATGTCTCTGTCATCTGCATCAAGGAGTCTGCGCCTCTCCAGATTGGCCCCAAGGTCAAAGCAGCCCTCTGCGGGGAGAAGTAATGGCTCTCACCGACAAAGACAAAGAGGCTTTGGAGTGGGCTTCCTTGGTTCCGGGTCTCTTGAGAGCCATCGGGGAGGCTACCGGTGACGAGGGCTTCGGCAAGGCTGCAGATGCCTTGTCCAAGGTCCCGGTGGACTACATTGGCGCGGCTCTAGGAAAGCTCCGGACGGACCATATCAACATCGACAAGGGCACCATGAGCATAGGTGACGATGTCGACGTTGAAGCCGGATGAGCCTGACGACGTAGTCTTCGTCGGTACGATTCTAGAGGTCATCTGCGACCTGATGCTTGAGGCGGATGGTGAGCAGACATATGCCTTAATCGCGGAGACAGGACAGAACCCCAAGAAAGGGGAGGGGACCCTTATTCTCATCCCCCCAAGAGCGGACGCTTAAACTTTTTTACGTTTTCTGCGTTTATTCTCTTGATTTCATCCGCGCTGTGCGTAAACTCCTCTCATCACCGGGCGATAAGCCCAAGGAGAGAGGCATGCTCAAACCACGTAATATCACCGCAGCACTTCCTGATGTCACGCCGCGTAAGGCCGGCGATTGGCTCCGTGGGGACCGTTCCCCCAGCGTCATCGACCTCGGGCGTATCCTCCAGGCCTTCCCTGACCTCGACGCACGCGAGTTCGTCATGGAGCTCGGGCGTCGAAGGGAAGAGAGGATGCGTTTGGAGGCTATCGTCAAGGCTCAGCGCGCCTAGCCCCCCGGCTCCCACGGTACGAGGCGCGAGTCGATATATGTCGGCTCTGCGCCTTTGTACCATCTACGCATGAGCGAGGGCTCCGCGCTAATCTTCACGTCTGGGCAGACCTCGGACAGAGCCTCCACCATGATGTCGGCGATGCGTTGGGCAGCCTCCGCAGCCTTATCGACGGGGACCTCTGCGATAATCTCATCGTGCATGAGTATCAGCGGGTGTGAGCCGAACAAAGGCGAGTCCACGTCCGTCCGGCTCTCTTGGGTCACCAGATAGAACGCCCGTTTGGCTCCATCGGCGACAGGACCTTGGAAGTAGTAGTTGCACCCGTTGGTGAAGCTCAGCCCGCCTCGAGCGCGCCTGGACCTCTCTAGGGTCCCGGTGAAGCTACCTCCGCCCCTTTCGAGCTCGCGGGTAATACGTCGCCAATAGAGCGACATCTCCGGGTAGGTCTCCACAAAGGTCCTCTTGAGGCTTCTAGCCTGGTCCTCATCGATGTCCAGTCCGTAGGTGGCCGAGGCATAGTCCACGAAGCTAAGGGCTCCAAGACCTCCTGGATAGCCAAAGTTGAGCGCCTTTGCCAGCTGACGGGCGTCCTTCGCGGCTGGAGAGCCCGCCTTATACCTCGCGTCGAAGGCGTGGTAATTGATGCCCAAGATGGTCGCCCCCGTAGCCTTGTGCGGGTCCCTCCCTGCATTGATGGTGTCTGCAAGCTTGGACTCGCCGAACCAATCGACGCAGACCTGAGCCAAGGTGCAAAGCTCCGCGAAGCTATAGTCCGCAGCAGCGTAGTAGAAGCCCTCTCGAGGCACGTAGCACTCGCGGACACCGGACCTTCGGGGCTGTTGGGTCAGGTTCGGCTTCGAGCAGGATACCCGGCCTGACTCTACCAGGGTGTTCCACCGAGGGTTGATGGGTCGGTCCACCCCAGCCTTCAACGTGGGGATGAAAGCGCTGAGCTCTTTCTCGTCACCTGAGACCTCGCCTAGACGGACCAACATGGGGTCACCAGAGCCCAACAGCGTGGTGGTGTCTGTCTTGGTCGCGCCTTTAGCCGTCTTGGGCGTGCGCTGACCATAAGCCTCTTCGACCCTGCGCCGAATAGCCCCCATATCCTTGGTTCCGTTCTTTCGGATGAGCCCCAACTGCGAAGCCTGCGAGCGGACCTCATCCACCGACGCCTTCAACCGGGTCTCCAGGGCATCTACAGCGTCTTTGTCCGTGCGGATGCCCCAGCATGAAGCCAGGTGCAGCGCCCACGCAGCGCGGTTCTGGTTCGCTTCATCGGGGAGCTCCGTGAGCCCAACGGACTGAGCGTACTGCGTCAACTTCAGCCACAGGCGCGCGGTGTATTGAACGTCATCTTTGGCGTAGTTCAACGCCTCCGCAGGCCACTGGGACAGCGGCACTTCATCAAGCTCATGGTATCGAAGACGCCAAACGTCGGGTCCGGTCTTGCCCTCTACTTTCTCACCGACGAACCGGGCCACGAGGTCACCTAGGGACCACCTCGGGCGGGCACCCTTCTCACCGATGGTTGGGTCGAACTTGAACCTGCCCAGGGCGATGGCGATGAGCTGAGCTCGGATGAGCGTGTCCTTTATCCTGCCCTCGTCATAGGCCTTCCAGATAAGGGGCTCGAGGGAGGGTTCGGCCTGAATCAATACAGCGAGGTCGAAGGGGATATTGTGCCCCACAATCTCTTGAGCCCGCAGACCCCGCTCGAATACAGGCACCCAGTCATCTTCTCGGTGGAGGATTTGGACCTCTTGGTCGTCCTCTTTGAAGGTCGGGCACACCAAACGTGGAGCAAGGCGACCCGGCGCGATAAGCCACGTCTCTAGGTCGAAGACAAACCGCGTCGGGTCACCCATCTTAGTTACCCTTGACGGCCCAGCGGACCTTGGTGAAGGGGTTGTTCGCACGGGTAAAGATGATGAACGCCTCCACGCGCATCTCCAGCCCGATGGCAGGCGACCCGTTCGGAGCGAACAAGGTGTCCATCACCTGCGGGCTAATCTGACTCTCGGCGATGCTCTTGGGGTCCTGCCCGTTCTCGAGCGCGACCGCCTGCATGACCGCGAGGCCGAACGCCTTGAGGTTGTCCATCGCACTGGGGAGGCTCATGTTGACCTTCCACGCGACATCATCACCCTCCATGAAGGTGTTGGGGGACAGGGGCGTGGGAGCAATCGAGTCGTCCAGGTGGGGACGGACACCGGGGGCGTACCCTCGGACGTTGCACTCCACGATGGCGTACTTTGTGCCCGGGGCCTTTTTGGAGTCGACGACCTTCAGACCGTCCAAGCGGACGACGTAGGTCCCCGGCTCGAAGTTACGTGAAGAGCCACCACCAATCGAAGCGTTCTCGATACCTGCGAAATGAGACATTGTCATTAACCTTCTCCTTAATCTTGAATGACCGGCGCGAAGACCAACTTCATACGCCCGCCTGTTGTTGACGCCGCATATGCGGCTTTTTTCCGCGCGGATGCGAATGCACTCGCGAACGGTTCGGGTCCGACGAAGGTGAAGACCTCCACTTCATCGGCTGTTTGGCCTGCCCGGTGGGTTCGGCCAATGAGCTGCTCCCAGACCTGACCGGAGCTCGGTGGTTCTACCACAACAGAGAGCCTCCAGGCCTGCAAGTTCAGACCTTTGTGGTGCGCGTTAATACTCACCAGACACGTCCTCGCCGGTCCTCCTGGAGGGTCACCTGGTCCGTGCAAAGGCCACCCGGTCGCGCTAGCCAATGCTTCCCCTACTGCGCGGGTCTCATACCAGACCAAGACGGGCTCATCATGACGAGAGACCTCGTCGATGACCGCATCTATCATGTAATGAGACAGCCAGACCGGCACCGTGGGGGGAGCGCTCCTGTGGGATACCTTCTCCCATTCATGCAGCGCCGAGTGGATACGGGAGGTCTCCACCAGCGAGGGCCGCGCATCAATCTCGGCTTGGACCTTACGCTTGACCATCGCGGGCGAATCGTACCCCTCGGCGGACTGCGTCTCCAGCTCCCTACGCACCCACCTGGACCAGTGAGACCGGGCCTCGAGCCATTCGTGGTCAACGCGACCTTGGGGCGTGAGCTCCCACGCCCACCTGTAATAGAACCCGGCTGAGACCTGACGAAGAGCGCGCCATACGGAAGCGTCGTCCTCGAAGACCTCTTCACCGTTGGGGCTCGTGCCTTGTCTCACCGACTCCATGGCGTCGACAATCTCGTGCGGCGGGGCTGGAGAGTGCAGGCAATGGATGAGCAGTGAGCACGAAGCAGACTCATCGTCGGTGGTGACCACCCCAGCTGTCGTCGTCAGAAGCTTACAGAACGCAGCCCGCGCAGCGTCCCTCTTTTGCTCTCCCCGCATCTGCCTGTGGTTGGCTGGACCATAGGTATCGAGCAGCGGCTCCACGCAAGACCAGTCTGTAGGTGAGGGTCTACCGTCCGCGTCCAACACGTTGGCCCATGAATCCAGGTGGGAAGTGAGCACCGGCAACGGGGAGTTGAAGCCCAACGCATACTTCGCCAGATGGGCGTAGTCACGGACAGACCGAGCAGTGAGCGTACCGGACGCAGCTGCGAATACTACCTCTGGATTCTGGTCCAGATACCGCAGCAGACGTCGCGTGCGAGCGCTGCCTACATGCCTGAGACAGTGAGCCTCATCCGCGAAGATGTAGTCCGGCTTAATCTGGTTGAGTAAATCCCACCCGCCGGGGCTCGAGAGCGTGGAGTATGCAATGACCTGGACGTAGGGAAGCTTGAAGTGAGGGGCAAACTTCTCGTACTCATCCAAGAACGTCTGCTTCAACGAGGGAGGCACCATCACCACCGGGCGTTGGGCTCCGACCATGCAGGCGCCCAAGATAGCCACGAGGGTCTTGCCGTGACCTACCCCGATGGCTCCCAACAGACCTCCCATCGTGCCCAAGACCGACAGCGCATAGGCCTGGATGGGGCGAAGCTTCATCTCCGCGCCCGGCATGTAGAACATGTTGGAGCGGTCGAGAGCCTCGGCGAAGAGGTCATCGTCTGCCCGCATAGTCCGAACTGCACGTTCAGTATCGCTGGGCACACGTCGAGCCTTCTTCAGCAAAGTGTAAACATGGTCCCCCCGCGTCGATGTGGTTGCTGCTGTATTGTGGTAATCGCGCGGAGGGACCTGCGACGAGGGGTTAACGGGGAGCCCTTCGCCGCGTTTTCTGAGTAGTTCTAGAATATCCACTAGAACTTACGGACAACGTCGGTCGCGAAGGGAAGAAGCACCTCCACAGCGGGCTCACTTGCGGGCAAGCGCATGTCCGCTACGATAGGTCCGTGGAGCTCGACCTGACCCGACCGGATACGGTGAGCCAACACA